AGTTCTTGTCATTTCAACTAATCTGCTTTCGTCTCTGTGGAATACTTTTTTACCGTATAGAGTATGGATTGCGTAGTTTGTCTCCATTGGTCTATCAGGATTTTTAGCAAATGCCATTTTAGGCTGAATTTGCATTCCTAGAGAGATTGCTTTCTTTGTTCCGAATACCATTGAACCAGTTTCAACAGAGAATTCGTTAGTAGCATCAGCAAGTGTTTCTGTACAAGCTAATTTACCGAATCCTGTGATGATACATTCTTCTGAACCGTTGAATGCTCCAGCGGATATACCAGCGTTCTGATATATACGTCTGTTTTCAACCGATATGTCGATGTATGCGGAAAGTCCAGGTGTTCCTGTACCATTGATGGCTTGTGGGAAGATAGTTTGGAAATCTGCGATGTTAGCTCCAATAGCTATTTCTCCTGCGTTTGCAGCAGTACCATCAGTAACACAAGTCCATGTAACACCAGCGATTGTGATTGTTTCAGTATTTGCTGGTTGAGTATCACAAGTCAAAGTAACTGTTGTTGGTAAGTTGTTTGAGTTGTAGATGTAGAATCCTGCATTTGATTTTCCAACGAATCCATTATTCAAAGCTGAATCAGCTAGGTTGAATCCATTAGCAACTTCTACTTGAGCCAATAGAGCAATAGTCTCTGGGTCAAGAACTGCGAATAAAGCTCCGTCAGTTGCGTTTGCTCTTTGTAAAGTAGCCATTGCGTCTGTCATCTTTCCATAAAGAGTAGCAGCAGATAGAACACCTCCAGCGATTGTGCTAGCAGCGTTATCAGCTCCTTCTTTTAGAACTTTTTGGTCGATGTCATTAGCAACTACGAAAGCAGCTTGATTAGCCATCTTCGCTTGCATTGATTTGTCTTCTGCTTGAGCCTGTTGATTAGGGTCAAGTACGAATGTAGATGCACGAGACTGGTCGATTGACATTGTGTCGGATGTAGCTGTGTTAGCATCCATAGTCAAATCTGAACCAGGTGTGTAAGTCTGCACTCTTAGGTCTGTGATGTAAGGCCAATCGATGGATTGTCCTGAACGTAGCTGCTCTCTGAATTCTGTTCGTGCAACTGCTGTTGCAACCAATCTACGGTTCAAGTAATCCTGAACCATTGGCATAAAATTCACAGGAGCTAACGCTGAATGTACGTTTACATTTCCGCTCATAATTGTAAAAATTAAGAATAAATATTCTGTAATTCTACAACTCTTATAAGCTAGTTAAGCAACTTCTTGAGATATTCAGCTTTCTTGTCCTCTGGTACATTCTTTGAAACTTCACCATATCCAGCTTCATCGTGAAGGGCTGCTATATCTGTAGCATCTGCCTTCTTGAATCTACCAGGTGTGCGTAGCTTCATAGCTTGGCGTTTAGCGTCTAAATACGCTTCTTGTGGATTGATACTAAGTGCTTCGCAAGCAGTTTGTAGAGCATCCAACTTGGATAATCCTCTGCTTTTGAAAGACTTAAACTTCTCCACTAGAGATGATTTCTGTGCTTTCGATAGACCCATGTCTTGTAGTTCGCTTTGGAGAGAGTCAAATTGCTTCAACGCTTCTCTTTCTGTGAACTTCTTTTCAACGAGTTCATCTAAGTCAGGCATCTCATCGCCTAGCTTTGCTTGTACATGAGGTTTAAGCCATTGAAGATTAGATGGTAAGTCATCAATCGATTTCTCTCCTGATGAGATTTTACCTACCCAAGCATCAACCTGCTTATCTCTCGCTGCTTCAGCTTTCCCTTTCACCTTTTCGTTGGCTTCCACCTCTGAATCCAGTTCAAGGGTGTCTTGCTCATGTTCATCCGACGAGTCAGTCTCCTGCTCATCAGTGTCAGTTGCTGTGGTGTCAGCAACATCATCCCCTTCGGTGTCTAGACCTAAGTCTAAATCATCCTCGGAGTGTGTTTCCTGTTCATCCATAAGACGTTCAAGTTATAAAATAACAATAGCCGTTTGGCTATAACGAATGCTAGAGAGCTGTGGCTAACTCTAGCACTCACTATAACTAAACTGACTTTATCTTCTGGTTTTCAATGGTCGCCTTCTCCTTAGAACACTCTAGTAAGAATAATGGGAATACCTCGAGTCCTTGTCTAAATGCGTCTGCTTGTTCCTTCGAGAAACTCTGTGTCTTTAAATATTCTATCAATCCGTTAGCTGTTATCAATTCAAGTATCTGTGGATAGTTGCCTGCAAAGTCTGCTGCTACATATAGGTTCTCTAGGCTTCCCAACACCTTTAGGCAATCGGGAGCATAGTTACCTCTGTTCTCTACCAACTTAACTACTGTCTGCTTCTTAATCATACTGGTACTTGATTAGCTGTTCGTGGATTGAATGACATTCTCTGTGTCTCATCTAATGGCTGTTGCTGTAGGTTCTTCATATCTGCTTCACTTGTTTGTGGAGCTTCCTGTTGCATAGCGAACTCATCTACCTTCAAATCTATATCTCCCAAATCTGCTAACATCTTTGCTAATTTCGATTGAGCTGGACTACCAGGCTGTGCTAATGGGAACACGCTCATTATCTTCGCTCTCTGCATTGTATTAGATGGTATTGCTCCTGTACGAGAATTAACTTTCACAAACCAATCTCCCTCCTTTAAAGCTATCTTAACCATTCCCATAGTCATTCCGTCTGGCCTCATCTCCTCACCGTCAAAGTCTATCTTGGTAGTTAGGTTCAATGGTATCTTTGAGTTCTTTGCTACAAACTCCTCTATGCAATCTATTGTGATTTCTATTGCAACCTGTGATTCGCTTGCGTTGTATTCCATGATTTGTTTAACCCAACTCTGTGAGTTCTCCTCGTCACTTAATATCTCTGTAGCTGTTGGATTGCCTTCGGTAGTCAACTCTTTCAAATTGATTCCTAGCATCTGAATCTCCTCTATAAAGGTATTATAAATTAACTGCCATTCGTTCGTAAGATTCTGTGTCAATAATGATTTAGCTTGTATATCACTTCCTGCTGGGTCGTTAGGGTCTCTCTCTAATACGACAAAAGGTTTCTTGCCAGCCGCTCTTTGACGATTAGCTTCAGCAAGTTTACCGAAGAAGTTAGCCGCCTCAGCCTGTGGTGTCGAGACTAACGTAATCGGATATGTATTATCTTCTGCATGACCTAGTTCCATATTTAAAAGCCTTCCAGATACTATCGCTAACTTATAAAGCATATTACCTATTCCGTAGTTGTACGGGCCTTCGCTTGATGGCACACATATAAATTGTAATAGTGGTATGTATTCAGTTCCATCCTTTTTAGTAAACGGATAATCGTCACCGTTGTATTCCTCTAACACTGTACAAGCCTCACCTGCAAAGATAGTGAAGTTCTTTGAGATGATGTCGTATGCAAACGCTATCTCAACCTCATCTTCCATTTGGAATGTCTGTTCGTAACTTCTATCTTGTGATTTAAACCATGATTCTGATTCACGAGGTATCTTACCAGTTCCACCTTTCTTTTTTAATTGTGGGAACATCTCAACAGCCTGATTCCATGAGTAACTGAATATTGCTACTGCTCTATACGCACCACCAGCTTGCCCTCTGTTGCGTAATCCTGTTGCGAAGTTATCCATGTAGATATTCTCAATACTCAACGGAGTAAACAAGATAGGAGTATTTGACTTCTTATCCTCATTAACACCAACCTGCATAAATCCATCCCCGTATAATAGAAGTGAAAAGAACGCACCGTTCTTATCTCGTAAACTAGAATCATATCCTCCTCTATCTAAAACTGTACCAACTGCTTGAGTAACTAAATGCTCTTTCCATTGAGGCTCACCGCTACCGTGTATCATAAAGTCTAACGGTTTCATTCTGTTAGCAATTCTCCATAACGCTTGATAAAGCTTCTGTGAAGGTATCTTGTTCGTGCCTTCAGGATTAGAAACCTCAAACGTACTTTCAAATAACTGCTGTATCATTCGGTTTTTAGCAATCTGTTTATTCTTCTCAGAATAATTATTAGCTATCATGCCTAAATAAGTCTTAACTGCTTTATTGTTAAGACCATCTATCACGTCTTTATTGACCTCTGTATCCAACGTAGTATCATTCATAAGCCATGAGTAAAAGAATACACACAGCTTTTTCTACATATATTATACAAGAATCACGCAACCTTATCAAACATTACGCTATGAATCTAAGTATGAATTAGCTTGCTCTTTGTACTGTTCTGTTGTTTCGTATCCATCAGCCACAGGTGACTTAGTTCTGATAAGATGTTCCCTGTCTGTCTCAACATATTGTGTAGCTGCTTCTTTGTAACTGTTAAAGTCTTTCGGTTTCGTGATATTTATAGCTGTTGCACTATATCTCAAGGCATCCGAGGAATGGCTTGACCAGTCGTGAAAAGGCACGTTTCTGAATACCTTTTTAACTTCATCGTATTCGTGATGATAGTTCTCTATCGCTCTAATGAACTGTTTGCATTTAATCTTATCGAACCACATATTAGGGAATAACTTACGAACTAATTGTATTCCTGATTCGATTGCGAGTTTAGGCACACGTTTTATCTTGAACCCGTAGCTCTCGAACTGTTCAGCTATTGTCTTTGGACTCTCTAATCGTTTAGCGAATGCGTCATGTGGTAGATACATGAAATCATAGTCGTAGTCTTTATCTTTGAGAACTTGTGCATAATGAGCTATGTCTTCTCCGTTAGTTTCGTAGTGGTCGATGAATCGTATCTCTTTACCGAATCTCTGTACGAATAGGATGGCAGTTGAATCACTTGCTCCTAAATCTAGGAACAGTGAAACCTTGTGACCTTTCTCATGTGGTATTCCACATAGTCTGTTATCCTCTCGTGCTTCCTGTATCTGTTTAGTGTAGTACGCTCCTAGTGTACCAATATCGAATGAGCAGTAGTATTCCTGTTGTATCATCTCCTCAGTCATTCCCTCTTTGCGTTCCTCCTCCATATCCTCGAATGATAATACGTTCGTTTCGTCTATTGTGAGCTTCTCAGAAAACCAGTCGTCATTATCACTAGCCATCTCGAACATATCAAATGCGTGATTCTTTCCGTTAGGAGTTGTGTTGAACACAGCCCATCCACCGTTCACTTTGAGAATAGGTTTAACGACCTCCCATGCCATAGGGTTCTGAAATGCGTACTCAGAGAATACACAACCAATTGGATTAGTACCTCTGATAGCATCGTAGTTATCTGTACCGATTAACTGGATAATCGAACCGTTTACCAGCACTACCTTCAGCTCAGTACCGTTCTTAGCCTCTACGAGTTCCTCTGGTATATAATCCATAAACCTAAAACCATCATTCGTAATACCATCCCATATAATCCTCTTAGCCTGTACATACGTTGGAAGTAGATAATAATATATACCTACCTTTTCAAATGCTTTCTTGATAAGCATATTGAATAGAGTAATATCCTTTCCTGCTCTACGGTGATGAGTGCAGAATATTCTTTTAATACCGCCATCAAGTGCATCCATCATTGAAAGCTGATACGGTCTTGGCTCAAATTTGTGCGGAAGGTTTATGTCCATGTTTGTCTGAGTAGTTTACAATATTCACGTTTATCTCACCAGTATTGTCGTTCTTGTTATCAGACCTTGCAAGCTTAGGTTTAAAGTATTCGAGTACCTTCTCGTATCTATCTACATAATCTTTATCCTCTAAAGTTATTAAAGCGTTCAGGTATCGTTCAGCTCCCTTCCTTGTTATGTAATCACCTAATACATCCCACTGTCCTGTCTTAACGTCTTTAGAACCTTTGGGTCTTCCTGTAGCTAATTTGTGTCCTTTTTGAAATGGCATATATTTCTATAATATTGACTTATATAGTTTCTAGTATTTTGTATTAGGTAATCCGAGTAGTGTTACTGGTTGGAATACAATTCGTGTTTTCTTCTTGCACTTAGGACAACGGTATTTAAACTGAGTAGTCTTGTATTCCTTTTTACAGTCGTTGCATCTATGAGTGTAGTTTGGCATTTATTTAGCGCTATCTAATAATTCAAATAGTTCATCAGCAGCGTTAGCGTCATACTGTTCGCTGATAATAGTTCCGTCTTCTTTCTTGCGTGTCATTGAGAATATCTGTGCAACTGATTCTCCTAGTATCTCCTTTGTATAGTTATAAGCTTCATTATCAAACGTTACCTCTATGTCATCTGGGTTGTCTTTTAAGTATTCTTCCATCTTACCGTTAGCTTCTGTCTGTAAGTCTGTCATAGCTTTATCTATGCTGGTTGTTTTCTTCTTATCCTTCTCTAGTTCCTGTTTGTTCTTTTGTAGTTCCTCGAAGTCTTTCCTGTATATTCCCATAAACGCTTCTATACCATCATGGTATGGTTTTAGAGCAAGTTTTAAAGCTCTACGGAATGTTGAGAACTTACCTGCGTTACTAATCACTGATGGTGGAACTTTGTTTGTGATTCCTAACAGATTGTCCAATACCTGTGGGGCTACTTTTAGTTTTACTGCCATAGCTTTTATGATTAAGAATTATTTATAACTAT